CCCCATTTCATAACTCATTGATTTGTAATAAGTTATAAAATAGGGGTTTTTAGGTCATATTATGAATTTAATCTATATGTAATTATACATTTTGATTTATCACCAATTTATCGATATTTAATTCTAAATTTGAAAGGTCAATTCCATTCATCTTTTTAACGGCATGTACCCAACCATCCCAAGGTAAAGAACTTTTCATTGAATTACAATCATTACAAGATACTGCCAAGTTTTCATATATAGTTCTACCACCTCTACTATGTGATATCATATGGTCACCAATCGCATCATCCAATTTAATTTCCGTACTACAATATGCACATTTACAATCTTGTTCATAAAACTTATCTTTGATTTCACTTCGAGAGAATGCTCTTTTATCGTCTTTATAGATGATACCAGAATTACCCATTTCTTTTAATAAGTTATTCAATATAAATTCTATATATTCTTTTTCAGTACCCAAACGATATACAGTTGCAAAATCAGAGTCCTCATTTTTTTTCTTATCCGTAAATATTAACTTCTTGTCTCTTTTACATTTTGCAATACTTGAATGAAACTTTTGTATAAACAATTCAGGTTCAGAAATCTGTCCACCCAATGCTGTATAGTGGTTTATCAAAAGAAGGATATATACCAATTCTTTCTTCTTATTGATTTTTCTATTCCAATAATCTGTTTTTACCAATTTATCTAGATTTTTTAAAATCTTTTCAAAGACCAATACATCTTCTTGTTTAAATTTACTAGAATCGTCTTTCATCACCTTATACAAATCATCCAATGATTTTTGGGAATACGATTGTACACCTCTTATTTCATAATCCTTTATAGTCATAAATAAATAAGCCAATATTTCATCCATAGTACGACCAATGTGGGAAAAACTAAAATATTTTAATTGTAATTTACCAGAACCTTTATCATATTCCGCAAATTCATATTTTGGTTTTGGATAAAACGCAGTTTTTCTAATAAAATTTGCAAAATCAGATACTTGTGGACTTCTTTTATCTTGTGCGGATAATGGATTACCATTATTAATACCAATAAACCTTTCAACCGCTTCTTCTCTTGTTATAAATGAACATACCGCTAAAAATTCAAAATTAACAAATTTTTCTCTAATTTCATCTGGTAAATTTGTGAAATGTAGTTCACTACAATCAATACCATCAATTATAGTATTTTTTGGAGTTCTAATTTGGTCTTTTAAAATCGCTGCCATTGTTTTTAATCTCTGTTGAGCATCTAGTACTTCATAATGGTCTTGTTCATAGTTATACCACAACTCAACTGTTCCAACAGGTTCACCCATCAAATAGGATTTAAATAACTTTCTTTGCCATTTATCACCAATACCATTATCAACATCATTGAATAGATACATTCTTTGAATGTTTGGGTCAAACTCCAATACTAATGACTTTGTTAAATAATCTTTGATTGTAAAAGAAGTATATTTATACTTCGGATTTGGTAAATTACCAATTTGGTTGGTTTTTAGTAAACCTGTTAGGTCTACTATTGTTGCCGACACTATAGCGGCATTTTTTGCAATTCTATTTGCCATTTTTTTTTGTGTTTCGTTTATACCTACGATACTTAGAGGTTTAGTGGATTCGCCTACCACAGTAAGTTATCCGTTAATTGAGCAATATGCTCGTTGTTATAATTAAATATACAAATAATTTTTTATTCTACCAAATTTATTCGTAACTTTCTCTATCAATATTAATTACATAGGGGAAACGAGGTATGCCATCCGGCGTCAAATTAAAATATTTGATTGTGGCCTGTTTACCTATCAATTGTTTGCGATTTCTAAACATTTCTTCACTCTCTTCAAAGGTTGCTTTCACATTAGACTTAAAAGGTTTGCCATCTGCCGTTTCAAAGACCATATAACCCACCATATTAGTTTTGTTACCCTCACCCTCACAAATACCTTTAATGGTATATTCCTCATCTATGAATGATTTATGCTTCATTAAGAATTTACTTCGTTTGTTTTCATACTTACCATTTGTTCTTAATATCTGACCTTCAAATCCAGCGTCTACATATCCCTCATATAAATCCATAACATCATCTTCACTCATACACAATGTAGTTTCTACTTCAATACAATGTTTACTGAATGAGTCAAATGCGTTAAACAAATCATGTAGTCTATCACATCTATCACCGAATTGAATATCGTTATCTGGTAAATCATATATCCAATACTGAATATTCTTTTTACTTTCTTTTAAGTCAGCATCGGTTGGTTTACTTTTCTTAACCAATGATACAATCTTATTAAAGTCATTTGCGAACTTGTCAGCATATAACTCACCATCCAATACCATATCAGGATATACTTCAAATACTTCACTTAAACTTTCCAAAATATGTGGTGCTGAAATGATTGGTTTACCATTACGACTAAACATACCATCCTTTGTAACGATACATCTAATACCATCCAATTTAGGTTGAGAGAATATTGGGTAAGTAATTTTATCTTTACCATCTTCCCACTTACTCGCCAACATTGGTTCAAAGTATTGTGTTTTGTTTATGTGTTTAATGTTTTCAAAGTAACCACTCTCTAACTTCTTTGTTCTCTTCGCAACTGCTTCTTTCATACATTGTTCACTATCGGTAGTGCCATTTGCCTTACCCTCATTCTTACCATACACGATAGTCCATGCGTTTACTATTTTTTTACCATCCGTTTGACCCGAAATAGTCCTATATTTATTTCCTACTACTTCAATTGTCCATTCTTGGACTGCACCTGTTTTTGTTTTTTTATAGACCGTTTCCAATTTCATAACTTATTATTTTAATTTTTTATATTCTACAATTTGTTTACAAATTTCAAAAAGTTTATCTTCTGATAAATTTTGTTTCATTAAATTCACATCTTTATGCACCCATTGGATATTTTCAATACTATATCCTTCATTTGAGTTAATTCTATCAATTGATGCCGTTTGTTCATCATTTGCTCTATTACGAAAATATATGTTCTCACCAGTTAAAGCACATTTTCTTTCCTGTTTTAAGAATACATCCCACATATCATCTATTGAAATGGAAAATTGTAAATTTCTTTGAATAGCACCTTTAAGAGTATTTGTAAAATATTTTTTAGGAATTTCCCCATGTCCTCTCCAATTGCGAGATGTATTACCCATATGTAATTTTGCACAACCACAACTTGTTATACTTCCACCCCTTAAATGTTTGGATGCTACACTTTTTATATTACCACATTTACATTCACATATCCAAAAAATTCTATTATGTTTAGTAGTATCAATTTTAATTGCAGTTAATAACCCAAATGTTTGGTTAGTTAAATCTATGTATTTCATATTATTTCTTTAATATAAATATCAAATTTAAAAATAAAAGTCCATATTAAAAAAATATATTTTAAATATATGGACAAATATTTAACTTCCAAAAAATACTTGGATTTCTATACCATCTTCATTTTGAATAGTATTAAAACTTTCTATAAATAAATGGTCACCATTTTTAATGGTATCAAATAACATATCAGCATATTTCCAAAGTTCTAAATAAGAAAGTTTTTTATTTGGTAGTAAAACTCTTACATTACTAATACCATCTGTCATATAATTACCAAACATAACTTCTTCATTCAAATTTTCAATCTCATAAAGACAAAATGTTGTTTTAAGATTAAATTTTTCTGCTATTTTAGCAAATTCATCCATTTTTTTTTCTAAATTCATATTTTTATTTTTTTAATTTACAATTATCAAAATGCCAACGGGTCATTATTCCTTTATTTCCAACTTTATTACAATGTATACACATTACTTTTATAGTAAAGTTTTTTGATGCATTTTTTTTACCAACTACCGACATTCTTTTTTTTACATTTGGATTATTTTTTATATAATTTTTTGCAGCAATTGATAATTTTATTTTAGTATCATTTGGTGTAACATATCCTTGATGTGATAATGATAGATTTTTCAAATGTTCATTAGAAAATGCAGGCTTAACTTTTCCTATGTTCGCCAATGATATTTTTTTTCTAGTTTCAATTGAAACTTTTTTTCCCAAATTTGCTTGTCTTAATTTTTCTTTTACATGTTTTGTTATTTTTTTACCCCTATGTGCATCACCTATTTTTTTTCTACTATTTGGTGAAAGATTATGTAAACCATCACCACCCGATGTTAAATTTGCAAGTGTACCAGTTTTAATATCTATTCTGCCATATTTTTTTATATAAAAAATTTCTAAATTTTTAGCCTCTTCTAATGGAATATTATTATGCAATATTTCAACAATAACATTTGTATTATTTACAATTCTTTTATGAATTGGATTTTTTGCTCTATGTAAACTACATGCTCTATGATTTGTTTTATTTGCATAAAGATTTATACCAGGAAAATTCTTATTTGATATTCCTATATAAAATGGTTCATTTTTATCTTCTCTTATATGTTTATACACACATGCCATAATATTATGTTTTATACAAGTAATAACAATACTTTTTTATTTTGTAGTTATTTTACTAGTTCAATTCTTATACTACCATCTTCATTAATCCAACCTTTCAACTTAAAGTGTGGGTCGTTTGGATGACCACTTGCTAAATAACCTTCTAAATGTGGTCTAACACCATCCCTATCACCATGTTGATATGATTGGAATTCTAAAGTATGTTTCCTTACTACATTATTACCCATACCCAATGCATTTCCCAAAGGTGTTATGTCATTTGTCATATCAGTTTCCATTTTTCTAAATCCCATTAACTTCAAATGACCTGCTCCAATTAAATCACCTAAATAGTATTGGAAATCTTTATCGGATACTCCAGCAACTTTTGCTTTTTTCGTTTTTCTTTCACTACGCATATTACGAACTTTATCTTTCGTATATTCGTTTCGCTTAGTTCCTATAAATCTTGCCATATTATTATTTTTTATTTAAGTTATCCCACCATTGTTTTGCGTTTGATAAACAGCAAGATATTTCTACTAACAATTGTTGTTTATTCCGTATTGTATCTTCATTGACTTTAGTTTCAGTAGCCAAAGCTATTCCCATAACAAATACTTTATAACAACCATCTCCATCTGCATTTCTTATCAAATGAACTTCTTGTGCTTTGTTGTAACCTTTTGGAACCTGACCATCTTGAATTGCGTCAAATTCAAATACATAGGATTGTTCACCCATTGCGTTTGTATGATTACTTATATGATAGATATCTCTGCCATAACACATCATACCAATAACCTTATCTATATTCTTTATTGTTAACATATTATAAATCTTTTAGTGCTTGATTAAATGTCCATTGAACATTTTTAATTTTACTGAAATAGTCAGCAGATATCCAATGATTAATAAATTTACCATTATCAACTCTATACACATTTTTACTATCTTCAGCGTCCCATTTTGGTTGTCTAAAAATATCAATGATTGCCCAATTTCTATCGGTATCCTGAAATGAAAAACAATATCTATCATCGTGTTCTTCGGCTTCCCTTAATGTGTATTTGCCATCTGCAAAATTCATTCCTAATATATCTTTTGGATTTTTAATGTGTAACATATTATATCTTTTTTCCTAAATTATAAAATATTCCTTTAAGTTTACCCAATGAACTTATATTTTCTTTAAGGGTAATTGTATTTGATAATGGCAAGTCACCATGTTCAGGATGAACTTCCACCATATGCATTCTTACCATACCACTGCCATCTGCTGGAATAAACAAATTAATATCCACTCTTTCGGGAACATTATAATTCAATGTTTTAATTTCACTTAACATAATATTGTAATCTTTACCTCCCGGTGATGTTGCTATTTCACTAACATCAATACAACGATATATTTGTTTCTCTGCAGCAAATAATGGAATATTAAATTCAATACCTACTAAAAATTGTGGGCCTTTCTTTGTCATTTTTTTCATATCTTCTTCAAATAATAATTTTTCTCTTTCCTCTATTGGTAAATTTTTTATGTATTCCCAAATTTGAGGTGGTGTCATTCCTTCAAATACCTTTTTCATTACCTATTCAATTTTGTTATACATTCATCAACCTTATCTCTCAACTTACCACCATATCCCCAATCACCATCAACTTGTACATGCCTCCATTGTGGAATACCTAATGATTTATATCCAAAGTTTAATTGCATATCATCAATAGAAATCCAATTAGTAGGTTTAAATGATTTTACCCACATTTCAATTTCACATGCTCTATCCCATTCTAACGATGAACTCATTTTCTTACGGGGATTAAAATGTGTTGTAGTATCTAATAAGTTCCATCTACCAATACCATAATGTTCAAATATCATACTCAACTGAATAAACCCATAGTGTTTTCTCCAGTCAGACGATACTACCAATCGTGCATCAGTTTGTTTTATAATCTCACTTAATGCCTCACAATCAGCTATATCCCATGCGTAAGGTATTGTAAACTCATTCATCGTTCCTTCCATTATTTTCACTTTACCATCACCCCAACTTCCCCATGCAAGTGGGCCATCTATGTCTATGAATATTACTTTACCTCTCATAACTTATTTCATTATCTTATTAACCAATTCGTTCCAATCTTGTCTTTCAATCTTATCTGCATTATACATTTCAAATTCATCCCTATCCTTATCATTACGAATTGCAATTATATGATACTCATTATTCATATCGGATTTGTGTATCGTTTCACAAGTTTGTCTCGCATCTTCATCACTCATTGAATTACTAAACCTCATTACGAATATTGGTTTGGGTTTAATTTGTGTTACCGATGGAGTGGAATTATTTGGTATTAAATGTGCCATAATTTATCTTTTATTATAGTAATGTTCCATTTGGATTACTCTATTGTGTGCCCAATCAATAAATGAATTAATTGTTTTCATAGGTTGACTTGTAAAATTTCCCTGATGTAATGTATCAATCCAATTGGTTCCATCACCATTCTCTGCTCTTTTTATTTCATAAGTTTCATTTTCCCAATCTATAATAAATGCTATTACATATATACTATTATCAGGTATAGTATATACCCATAATTGAGGTTCTACACCATTTGTTGAAAACTTATATTTACCACCTGTTCTAGTTGCAAATTTTACATCATCTATTTTTCTAAAGTTCTCCGGCTTTTTCATAATCTATTTATTTGTTACTATATCCCAATCGTTAATTACATCATGCAAATATGCCAATAAACAAAATGGGTCTTTTACATTATACAATTCAAATTTATATTCTAATTGTGAATTACTTATACCATCCCATAATTTCATTAGATAAAATTTACCATCACTACTACAAGGTGTTCTATTCATATGAACTTTGAATATAGTTGAATTGATATTATGATTAATAAATTCAAATTCATATAACGATGGGTATTCTTGCATACCCAAAACTTCAACATTTTGTGAATTGATTGATAATATCTTATCTATATTTTTTATTGTTATCATATTACAATTGTTGTATTTTTTCCATTACATCTGTTACATCTATTTCTCTTAAATAACCAATTACATCATCCGTAATAGGAGTATTATATGTTATTTGCCCATCCTTTCCCAATACAGCCAACTCATATAGTCCTCTATCACTACCATATGTTCCAGGACCTCTTACCACCGATGCACCATATCCGTTGTCAAAATAAACACGACCAATAATACCACCAAATGTGGATGGATGTTCTTTAAACTCAATGTCTTTAAATTGTTTCATTTGTTTTAATTTTAATGAGAAGATAGCAGGGGAATTGAACCCCTGTATATTCCAAACTATCTTATTGAATGTTTTTAAACAATGTAGGTATTTGACCATAAACTGGTAACTTACCATCCCACTTATTAACATATTCCATTTGAATAAGTAATGGTGTCAATGTTTGTTGTTTCATTCTATTTGCTTCAGCTTCCGCCTTAGCAGATGTAAGTAAAGCTTGTGCATTACCCTCTGCGGTTGCAATCTTAATCTTAGCTTGTGCTTCTGCCGTTTTCACTTCGTTCTCTGCTCGTAATGCAGCTTGAACTGCGTTGTTCTTAGCTTCAATAGATTTCTTAAATGTTTCTGGATAAACTAAGTTAGATGTAAACTGATTGATTACAAATCCCTCTTTCAATAATGAGTTATCCAATAACCTACGAACTTCAACTTCAAATACTGCACGATTACTAATCAATTCATCTGCCGTATATTTGTTAGTTGCCAATCGGAATGCATCATAAACTGCTGTCTTTAAGAAACCCTCTTCGATATCTTCTAAAGGTCTACGATACTTACTAAAGATTGCAGGTACTTTCTCTCTTTGTACTGAATAGTTCATAATAGGTGAAACTGCAAATTCCGAACCATCCTTTGAGTTTACAATAAATGAATTGTCACCTGTATATTCTTTGTGTTGAATAAAGGTTGGGAACTCATAGATTTTTGTAGTAAACGGATTAAAGAATACCATACCGGTAACTGCTACCACATTATCCACTCCTTTGTTATCACCATACTGATTTACTTTCACTCCTACATGTCCTGCGTCAATTCTTTCACACGACATAAATAAGAAAATTAATAGGATAAATCCTACAACACCACCCGTAATTGTTTTTACCATTTTTTTGAATTTTAATTCTTGTTCTAATTTTAATTGTTGTAATTGTTCTTCTCTTTCTTTTTCTTGTTGAGCAAGTCTTTGCATCCACTCATCATTGTATGCCATATTATTTTGTTTTATTTATTTTCGTTCTTGTTTTTAGAAATGTAGTTGCAGTATCAAATCCTTTTCTTTCTTTTTGTTTAGGGTTTGATTTCTTCTTCACTACATCACTATATGCATTATGTTTAGTAATGTTCTCTTGCATTGATTTCATTTGTTTCTCAACATGTTCTTTCCACTCTTGTTCTTTTATTGTTTCGTATTCACTTTTACCAACTGACATTTTTACTGCTTTGTAAAGGAATACAATACCGATTGCAAGTAGTAATACCAAACCTATAAATCCTAAAAGGTTGGATATCGTATTTGGTTTAGTCATTAAGTCAAATGATGTTCCTAATAAAAAGAAATACACCAATACTACAAATACACCAAATAGTGTCTTTTTTAATAAATCCATTAAATTGTTCATGTTATATATTTTGTTCTTTGTATAATTTTAATAATCGTTCACTCATCTCTTTATATCTCATATTGAATTTGTTACTCATTTTTGATATAATGTTTGGATTGCTGTATGGTGAATTGTCAGGTGCACTCCACTTACGAGAATGATACATATAATTGTAAAACATTACATAAGCATTTGCTTTTCTAATGTAATCATCTATGTCAATCTTTAAGTCCCACTTTTTGATTAAAGCAACCGACCTCTTTTCATTATCCAATTCCAAGTCTCTACTTTTAGCAAGTGCTGACTTAATACCTCTAACATTTTTACCACTTAACCATTCTTCTACTTTAATCAAACCCTCACAACCATCAGTCCAAACTTTCACTCCGTCAGTCCATTGTGTAAGGTGGCAATACTCATGTACCAATATACCCAACCAATCGGGTCTATTCATAGCAACTACTAACTTTCTTTCATCCTCATCAAAGTAACCACTACATTTAATATTACCACTTAATCTCAAATACTTTACATTTCGTAAATCACATTTGATACCATTCTCTTTACATTGTTTCTTAACCCAGTTTATAAATCTTTTTTCTTTTGCTCTCATATAATTTTTTTTGTTACGAAATTGGTATATAAAACGATAGGGGATAGAACTTAATCTACCCCCTTAATCGTTCTCACCATTAAAACTACTACCAAACGATAGTCTCGTCGTCAGTTGCATCATCTTTCACTTCATTGAAAAGTTGAGTTTCTTCATCCGACTTAATATATTTTTGTAGTAATTGAGTCATAAACACTCTCTCACTATCCAACCCACCATCATTACTGAAATAAGGTAAGATTGCAATTTGTGCAGCTTCGAACAAACTGAAACCATCATAGATAAGACCAGCAGCTTCTACATTCACACGGGTAGAAACAATAGTTGAAATCTTACTTGCGTCAGTTTTGATTAATTGACGAGTAGTGTCAGCAATCTCTGCTAATGCGTTTAATGAATACTCATCAGCTTCAGGGAACTTAAACTTTAATAAGGCAAGTTCACCCTCTTTGTCTAATAAGTCCATTTCAATTTGAACAAATCTATCCATTAACGCTCTGTCCATTACTCTCGTTGCGGTATACTCACCACCCACGTTAGCAGTTGCGATGAATGTAACACCACTTGCAACTTTAACGATTGGTGAACCCTCAGCTTCATCTAATCGTAAGTATCTTTGACCCTGGTCTAACACAGTCATTAAGATATTAGCGGCTTCTGGGTGAGCTCTACTCAACTCATCCAATAAGATAATTGCGTTAGGAGTTTTGATTGCTTTAACGAAAGCTGACTCACTAAAGAAAGTACCATTCTCTTTATTGAAATGTGTGTTACCGATTAAGGTAGCTCTTGCATCTTGTGTAGCACCTAAGTTAAAGTAAAAGTCAGGTCGTTTCAAAGACTTAACTAATGATTGTGCAGCTAATGTCTTACCACAACCAGTAGGACCTGTCATTAAGATATTCTTACCTCTAACTGCTGAACGGAGTAAATACTTCCACTTCAATTCTTCAATGAATAATCCGTTTGGTTTTAAGTCCTTACCTTTTGTATGGATAAATTCTTTTAGTAAGTCATGTGTTTCAAATGCTTCACTTACACTATCACATGCTTCATCCGATATTGTAGCTGAATGTTTTTTGAACTCATCCATCTCCACTAATTTGTAGGATATTTTACCTGTTTTAGAAACATACGCTTGGATTGCTTTATTCTCATCCATAGCTTGTTTCATTTTTTGTTTACTTACACCGGCTAATTTAGTTACCGGTTGATTGTTGGTAGTTAGCATTGCGAATGTTCTACCTACTTGAATTACTTTGTAAATTTCATTTGTGAAACCTACTGTGAAATCTTTCACTTTTGTTGATGTTCTTTTTACCATTGTTTTTGTAGTTTTAACTTTTTTGTTACTTTTTGTATTTCTCATAACTTAATAAAGGGTTTTAATTGGTGATTTGATACTCAAATATACGAAAAATATCCCGAATTACCAAATCTTTTTATAATTGATTGATTTATAGTGTTTTATACGCATAAAAAAGACCTAATATATAACTCGTTGATTACTAATGAGTTATGATTTTAGGTCAATTTTACCTTATTTTTGTGAAAATGGGACCCCGAAAAGTCCCAAATTTCACTTTGGGCTTTCCGAGCCTATTTTTTGTTTTTAGATAGGAACAATTCGTTCATAGTTTTAGCAACTTCGAACATATTTTCCACATTGACATATTTTGCGTCATTTCCATACATTTGTTTGAATACTCTCCAATCCGATGAATGTTCAAAGTTACTACCATAATCGGTAATAAAGTATGAAAGTACATCTATACCACTTTCTCTAATTTTTTTCACTTGCTGTTTTGTGTGTAATGCAGCAGGTTCACCTGAATAATGCATTTCATCACTACCTCTACTAATTGAGTAGGATGGCTGACCATCGGAAAAGTTTAAGAAATATGATTGACTTTCATTCGTTGATGGAACTAAGTTCTTCAATATTGCTTCAAAACACAATCCTTCGGGTGTAGTGTTATTAGCTTGTAAGATAGACATATATCTTGCAAATTGTTTGAAACTATCTCTACGACTATCGTGGATGATTGCAACATATGGTAAGTTGTTACTACCTCTATCAGTAGAACGGATTGAAACTTGTACATTGATATTACGAGCCATCTCACATGCTTTCACAATAGCGACAGTTGATACAACACACTTTCTCAATTTATCACCACTCATTGAACCAGAATAGTCAATTGATATATGTAGGTTTGCTTTTTTGAATTGGTCTACTTCGTTTGTGTAAAACACATTCTCATTATCATAACCCAATGACGCAACCATACGACCATCAATCTTACCACGTTTTAATCTACTGAATATCGTTTCACGACTTTCACTACGAACTTGTAGTTTCTTACCCAATAATGTACCCAATGTAGTACCTCTGCGAACTTCATCTTCAGCCCACACTTTTGGTTCATTAGTTTGCCAATCGTTATATGAGAATGGAAAGTCATCCGACTTCAATAAGTTTTCGGTCAATCTTTTCACTACGATACAATCAACACCTTTTAATTGTGTTCCATGTCTATCCATACCATTACCTACACGAACTAATTCGGTATCTGACTCCTGAATATCTTTTAGTTTGTCCAACTCATTCTTTTGTACATTCTTCTTTTTGATATTACCATTGATAAAGTCCTTTTGTTTTTGGATTTTCTTATCCAATTGTTTTTTAGCAGTATCGGATAACTTCACTTTGGTATCACCTTGCTGACCTTGTCCGTCATCGGTGTTACCCAATTTAGCAGTAGCTTCTCCACTCATTTGTCCGTTCATACCGCCTTCACTTTGACCATCGTTCTCATCATCACCATCTTCAATGTCGGTAATCTCCACTTCGTTTTGGTCATCACCATCACCACTTTGACCTTTACCTTGTCCTTTACCTTTCATCATCTCTGCGTTTTCGTAAGGAACTGTTTTAAGTATCTCAGCGAGAATGTCAATAGCTAATTGGAAAGCATCTTTGGTTGATGTTAAACGACTAATATCTTTTAAGTTCACTAAACGATAGATTGCTCTCAAACCTTTCAATTTTGATAGGTCAGTATTTTCGTTCATCAAGTTAATAATACGGAACATATAAGACTCAAATGTCTCGTCCGTATATTCATCACTTGCAATACCTTTGGTTACAATTTTATCATTGAAATAGTTATCATACATTTGAGTATAATAATCTCTATAACCAGGTGCAGTTTTGAAGATATGCATATCAATTCGTCTATCCTCTACCCAATTGGTAAGAGAACTAATGATACCGAATATTTCTTCGTTCATACTACCTTTACTACCAATCTTACCAGTAGACAAATACATCTCATTGAATAAGTCTTCGTATTTAGGATATTGTCTGGTATGGGTTTTAATAGCATCATTTATTTTATCCGCAGTCCAAGTTGGTGTTACACCACTTTCAATTTCGGATTGAGTAACTGAAGCAATTTGTCTTTGTAATCTTTGATAGTTATTAAACATATCATTCATATTAGACAATAAGTCAAAGTCGGATAATACAATGTGTGAACCTTCGTGTAATGCTAAACCAACTGACACGTCAAATTTGTCATCCACATCGGCAGAAAGAATAACTTTCTTACCATCCGTTTTACTATCACTTTTTGTAGCGAATGTAACGGGTATGTTTTTTTGTGTAACGATTTGAACAAAGTTAGAAATAGCTCGTCTAACTGATGCCAACTTATATAGGTTATTAGTTTTTTTGTAAAGGTCTAAGTCCTTCTTTTGGAAACCACCATAGGTTTCTAATACATCATACGAAGTATCATAATCATCATACCAAAATGATGAAGCGTAAGTTTTACCTTTTGTTAGGTAATCTTTCGTACCTGTTTTAAATTTGTCATACCAACTCATAGCTCGGAAATTTTATGTGTTTTGTTAAATAATTGTTTGAATATACTCAAATATACGAAAAATATCCCGAATTACCAAATATTTATTAAACTTTTTTATAATATGTTGGTAATCAACGGGTTATGCATAAAAAAAGACCTATATGTATAAGTCTTTGATTATCAATCAGTTATGAAAATACCCATTTTATAGTGTAAAATCTTCATTTGTTTGCATTCCTTTTGGAATTTTTGTGTTATTTTGTGGTTTATTACCAACAACCGTAATTTTGGTTTGTGGTTGTTTGTCCTCTTTTAGTAAATCCCTAATTTCAGTTAATAGGTCTACTATAATTTTGAATTGTTCTAATTCCATATTTTGTTTAATTTAATAACTTTTTAAAATGTTCTATATAACTATAATCGTTTATATATTCTAATAATTTAGATAAATTCTTTTTAGACATGTCCTTATAATAGTCAAATTTTTCAGCAAGAGTTTCACTTCCAACAAAATCATCTATACTTTCAAACTGATTGTTTAATAAATAAAAGTCTTTTGATAATTCACTTACCATATCAGTAGGTGCAACTAAATAAAACGGGTTATTAAAAAATAGTCCTTTAAATGTTTTTTCGGTTGCAAAATATTCCATATTATTTCTATAATCTATTGTTTCAAATATTAAATTATAGTTTCTATATGAATAATCATTTATTGTTTCAAAATGTTTATACTTTGTAAATTCTAAATCATATGAGTCGTTTATAGAAATACCACTACATATTTTATTTGGAAATTTATTATGTAACCCATTTAGTATATCACTTCTCCAAGTACTATCTACAGCAGTTTTTGCATATGTAAAAATTGGTAATTGATTACCATCGTATGATTTGTTTTCTAAATTTGAAATTAGAGATGTTAAATAGTAATAACCTATATAGTAATAAAAATATTTGAAATTTAATTTATAATCAAATATGCCAATATCGGTTAAACCAGGTTGATTAGAACCAGATAATAACAAATCTAAATTTGAATTTTTACAATGTTCCAACAAAGATTTAGAAAAAACTTCCCCATACATCCAAAGAAATACTAATTTACAATTCGGGTATTTTTTTCTATAATATATGTGTTTTTGATTGTATATATCTCCTTCGGATAATATTATTATTTTATTCTCATAATCATTAATATCCAATTCATCTATTAAATTTGGATTTGATAAAAAGACAATATCCGAATTTAATTTTTCAAAATAGTATTTTACATATTTTGAATTTTTATAAATTCTATGGTCAAATTCTGCCTGATATATTAGATTATCTTTACCAAATAAACCAAATGCTTTACATAACTCATATCTTTGACCTAAAAAGACAATTACACTATTCGGTTTCATTTTCCATAAATTCAGTAAACTGTTTACCCGCTTTAGGGTTTACTTCGTACAAATGTTCCAAACTCAATTCATACCTACCATTCATAGTTTGTAATAAAAATGTTTCAGTTTGTAAACTATCTATAACATTTTGTAAACTATCCGTTTTTTGTACAGGAGCAATTTTAACTTGCTCTGTTCTTAATTTATTTAATTCTTTTTGTTGGAAATAACATATCAATAATACTGATACTGCACCTGTTCCAACAATTGCTTTCTGATATTTTTGTATAAATTCTTTCATAGTAATAAATATTAAAAATCTCCTTCGTAATGTACAGCATCTTCATCATAATCATCCCACATATCTCTTCCAGACGCCGTGTGAACAAAGTCCTCACCTAAAAAATCTTCTCCTTTGTAATCGGGATGATTTTCTTTCATATAATCAACTCCTCTTACCCACGACCAAGAAATAAGAGCTACAACAACTACCATAACTAAAAAAACAACAAACAACATAAAAAATATATAATAAAGGGTTAATAAACTCTTTTAATCCCACCATCCTCTCATCCCACCATCCACTTTGTTTCCTTTCAAAATCTTCCACAATTCTTTCCATTCGGCCTCTTTTATGTCATGTGACCTTTGGAATACTTTTCTATTGTGTTCCTTTTGTTCAGGTGTATCTTCTTCATCACTCCATTCCCAATCAATGTGTAACTTACCTAATTCATTTTCGGCTCTCTCAACATATTCATCTTGTCGAATATTATCAATCAACTGAATTGCTCGTTTGATATTATTCACCTTTTCCATTCTACTTTCTTCAACTTCCCAACCATGAAATTCCAAAGTGTGGGCAAGTTTAGTCAAAGAGCATCTTAACATCATTAGTGAATACATATAGTCCCAACTACGATGCTCCCATAATTCTTTTCTAAAATACCAAACATTCTCAAAGAAATATGGTATCTTATATCTAAACAATTCGTAGGTTTTATACCACCAAGTTCGATGTCTACTCATTGTTTTTAGACTTTCCCAAAAACTATCTGCAAATTCTACTTTCATAACTATTTGTTTTTATTTTTTTTCTTAAAAAAGTCCATTATTTTCTTCTCTTTTCGTATTGTAGTCCATGAACCATCCGATTTTTCTTCTAAAAGTGGTGCTTTCCAGATTTCATACGCTAACCAAAATCCGGTTCCAATCATACCAATTGCAATATATTCCATACTATGCGAATTTTAAAATTTTACTCTCTACTAATTTATGAGAATGTTTTATAATATAACCCCACATCAAATCACCTACTATTGAATATCCAAAGAAAGGAATTGCTAATGTATAACACATAGTTAATCCTTCAATCGTATGTGGATAGTCCATAAACCATACTCCAAAATTTGACACTATGAAGAATATTAAAGATGATAAGAATATAGATTTAACATTCATTTGATTTAAAAACCATCCCAACATTGTAACTAATGCAAATCCGGCATATACCCATAAAGATATCATTCCAAATCCCAATACCATATCGGATAAAAACATTGCAACTAAAGGTGTCAATATACTCAACCATCTTTTTTGAAACATTAAACCAGAAAATAAAGCCAATGATGTTACTGGTGTAAAATTTGGTGGATGTGGTATCAATCTAAACCATATGGCAATTAAAATAAATGCCACTAATAAATTTTGTTTCTTGTTCATATTATTTATATTTTTTCATTAAATTCCATCTATTGTGTCTTTCTTCTTCACTTAGTTCTTGTGTAAATGAATGTTCTATGTTTACTTTAATACACAATTCTGGTAACTTACAATTTTTAAAAAAGTTATTTAAATAACCTATTATGTTTGCTGCACCGATTGGGTTTGCTGAGTGAACATATATTTGTGGTAATGGGATTTTTGTATTCATACTTTCCGCAACTAAAAATCTTGCACAATCCATACCAGTTTTTTCAGGTATACGATTATAGTCTAATTCATAATTTGGTTTTGTGTTAGTATAATATTCAATCAATGCACCTTCACCCAAATCGTGGTCTAAACTTATAACCTCATACGCAGCCAATCCGTTTAATTTAATATGTGATACAAATTCATCATAATTTCTTACAATTTGCCAATCACCCTCTTTTGGTATTCGGACATCATCCAAATACAAATATATTTTATTTTTTTTCATCTTATATAAGTTTTTTCTTTTCAGGAAGATTATTATTTTCCACAATTTGTGGTATTTCATCTTCAATGATATCATCTTCTTCTATTATACCATTTTCTAAATTATTGATATAATTTATTACCATTTTAGCAACTCTTTGATGTCCTTCGATAGAAGCATGGTCTTCTCCATAATTAAATTCATAATCACCATTAAAAGCCTTTGCCTTATTCCAAACTTGTATTTTATTTTCTTTTAAAAATCCAGCAACATCTTGATATCTTTTTCCTCCTGGTTCTTTAATAGGAACTATATGTTTTTTAAACGATTTTGAATTATTTAAACCATCTATATTTCCATGCCAAGGTAATATTATAAATCCAATTTCTGGGTATTTAGAAATTAAATATTGAATTTTATTTCGTAATTCAAGCATATAAGCATCTGGATTTAAATCATTTATCCATTGTAAAGTTTTTGCAACTATTTCATGATTACTTGATGGATTATTTATTAATTCAATCATTTCCATAATTGTATTTGGATATTTATGACCATCAACACCACCATGCAATTCTTCATCATACCACCTAATATATGGTGTTTCTAATATGATATATTTGGTTTTAGAAAGTAATTTTTTAATTTCTTTTTCTTTTTTGACTAACATCCATATCGTTTCTACTGAATTTCCACCAATACTAATGCCGTTTTCCATATCATGAACATTGTATTGTGTATATCCCAATTCTTTACAAACCAAAGTTGGCCATCTATATTCTCTCCAATACTTTTGATAATGTGGTAATCTTGGAATGGGTATGTGTATTCCTTTTTGTAAATATTCTTCACTATTCAGTTCTTCATCCAATTCCCATTCCAATCCCAAACCAAATGTATGTGATGCACCCGAAAATATAATAGTATCTCTTTCCATTAAATAAATTCCAATTGTCTTGTTATAAAATCGTAATCAAATGTAATAGGTTCATTGTAAACTTCGTATCTTAAATTACAACTACATCCATTAAAAGTATAAATATCACCCCACTCATCTTTGTAAGGTATAGTTCCATATCCATATGATTCGTGTATATGTCCTGCAAAATGTAAATGAGGTTTTACTTCATTTAATCTATGATATAAATTTTCACACCCCACATTTTGATTTGTATTTGCAGCTCTATCACAATATCCATAAATTGGACTATGTGTAATAACAATATCAGTATCATCTGGTATTCCATTCCATATTTGGTTTATATCATGTCCTCTATCTTTGTTAAATGCCCAACCATAACCAAATGATGGACTGATAGGTGAACCCCATATTTTAATTTGGTCTATTTCTACAAAACTATTCTCTAAATAAAATGTATCATTATCCAATTTAGATAACATCTCAATCAACCAATCAGGTTTTCCATCAACGGGTGGTTCAAAGTATTGTATTCTATCAAAGTGGACTGACTTATCTCTAAATAAAACTTCACTATCAAAACTTAAGTCGTGGTTACCTGCAATAAATACTTTAAATTTATAAGGTTGTTTACTAAACCATTTTATAAAATCTTCTATCTCATGTTTTCTACCAATTGAACTTATATCTCCACTATGTATTAACAAATCTCCTCCCGGTAATTTACCATTCAGTTGTTTATGTTTATTATGTGTATCACTAATGTGTGTTATTCTCATTTTCATAACTATCTTCTTTATTTCCTACTAATTGATATGCATCCCATAATGAAGAAAATGCTTCTTCTATTTTTGTTGTTATTTCAGGTTCATTTTCAGTTAATGGATGATTTAGTATGTGGTCATTTAAGTTACACATTACTATATGTATTCTATCCATCAATTCCAAATAATGTCCTTTATTAATAATGTTCTTTTTTGGTTTCTTTGATGACATCCGATACTGATTTTGTAGGGTTTTCTTTCATATGTCTAATTGCCCTAATAATAAACTCTGCTAATTGATTTTTCTTATCCAATTTTTTTACTAACTCATTAAGAGTGTCCAAATCTTCGTAGAACTTTCCCATATAGTTGTTTTCTATTAGATATTAAAGATAACAAAAAAACCTGACTTTTCCAAATTAATTTTTTGGTTAAATCAGGTTTGGCTGTAAGAGAAGGAGTCGAACCTTCATACAGCGATTCAATAAAAAGCAAATGTGCTCGAGCTTTGTGGTCTACCCATACCTTTTATCTATTTCGTTCTCTGTGCCCACGAGACGAGTGGGTGTGTCTACCTTGGGAGCTACCCATTTCACCATCTTACAATTTTGGTCGTTTTTGATACCATCTCAAGGTGACCAACCTTACCCTTTACCGCCACACTAAGGGTGAACTGACTCATGTTAAGAACTACTTAACTTCTCATTATCCAGAGTTGGACTAGTTGAAGTGACTCAACTCGTGCGGAAAGACAGGGATTCGAACCCCAGAACCTGTTACAGTTGCCGGTTTTCAAGACCGGTGCATTCAACCACTCTGCCATCTTTCCTAAATATTCTACTAATAGATATGTGTTTCTTCGTTTCTGAAGTCTTTTGTATCTATTTCAAATTTTGTTTGTCGTATTCTTGCTTCTTCTGCTTCTCTAACCATTCTAATCCAAGTTAAAGATACATCAATAGGTGCCAAAATCCAAGCCATAACCAATACCATTATAGCATCTAATTCAGGAGAACCATATTCGGTTCCTCTTTCTTTGTATTTTACATTTAATTGATAAAAACAATAGACAATACTAATAACATAATAAATAATAAACCAATTCATAATTTTAAGTTTTAAGTTTTAATAAATATACAAATATTTTTTTATATTTCCAAATAATTGTGGGAAAGAATGGGCTCGAACCATTGACTTCAACATTATGAGTGTCGCACTCTAACCAACTGAGTTACATTCCCAATGCGGTGCCAGAGGAGGGATTGATTACCCACACGATGTCCATTTCGGATACACCACCCATCTAGAAAGGAAGCGTCTAATAGCTGTACACACTATCTATTCCGCCACTCTGGCATATTGTAGTCTCGCGTGGAATCGAACCACGAATAACTGCTTAGAAGGCAGTAGTTATATCCATTTAACTACAAGACCTATTGCGGACGGGACGGGACTCGAACCCGCGACCTTCGGCGTGACAAGCCGACATTCTAACCAACTGAACTACCCATCCAAATTTGAGCCTAGTGATGGAATCGAACCTCCGACCTACTGATTACAAATCAGTTGCTCTACCAGCTGAGCTAACCAGGCTATTGTACTCTGTACGGGATTCGAACCCGTATTACATCCGTGAAAGGGATGTGACCTAACCCTTAGTCGAACAGAGCATTTAAGGAAAGTAGAAGATGGGTGCGTGGACATCTACTTTTACGATTGGCATTACTAACCGGTGACAGCTTATTAGATTTTCACTAACTCGATTTAGCGGGCTACCATATCCCAATCAACCTTATTAAATTAAATATACGATAAATAATTTAATCTACCAAATATTTGTACCCGTAACAGGAGTCGAACCTGTAACTTATGGCTTCTAAGACCACTGCGTATGCCAATTCCGCCATACGGGCGTTGGGGTGTAAGGACGGTATCGAACCGTCTTCCCAAGCTCCACAAACTTGTGCTTCACCTTAAAGCTTCAAACACCATTTGAGGTTAGTGTTAGAATCGAACTAACTCCGTAAGATTTGCAGTCCCACCGGCCTCCACGACCTAACTAACCTTATTGTAGTCCTATTAGGAATCGAACCCAAACTAAAACATCCGTAGTGTTTCGTGCTATCCAATTACACCATAGAACTATTTGCACCGGTTTACAGACTCGAACTGTAATCAAAGGTTTTGGAGACCCACATGCTACCATTGCACCAAACCGGATATATGTTGGGAATGCAGGATTCGAACCTACGGCCTCTAGCTCCCAAAGCTAGCGCGATACCTGACTACGCTAATTCCCATTTTGTTATCTGACCTGGACTCGAACCAAAACTAAAAGAACCAAAAACTTTTGTGCTACCATTACACCATCCGACAATTTGAGCGGGTGACTGGGTTCGAACCAGCAACTTCGTACTTGGAAGGAACGCACTCTACCAATTGAGCTACACCCGCTTTTGCGCTTTCCGAGAATTACGATATCTCGACCCCATCATTAACAGTGATGTGCTCTGCCTCTGAGCTAGGAAAGCGTATATAACAAAAAAACCCCTAACTTTTCAGTCAGAGGTTTCTAAATATTATTATAAAATTATTACATTTTATCCTACATCCGTATCCTCTAACTGCACAAAGTTACCACCCCAATTTTGATTAGGTTGGTTACAAAGTGTATGTGTTAGAGTTCTCATTGTTAATATATATCTAATTTTTTTATTTAATATAAAAAAGTAATTTAATTTCAAAATACGCCATCCAAGTCATGCTCTGGTTAATACTAGCCTCATTAAATTACTTAGCACATAAATAGAGTTTATAGGAGGCGGTAACTCTTTGTAGTGTACTTCTACTAATCCGGCAATCTTTTATCGTCTCTGATTGCATTTTTAATGTCAAAATCCTCCCTAAAACACTTATCTCCTATTTTATTATATCGTTATATCTTTTAGGTCACTTAAACGAACTGACTGTTGAATAAGAAACAGCCAAAAGGTAGACCACGAAAATCGTAATTGAGCGGGGCCATAGAATCGAACTACATCTTCCCCTCTGGGAGAGGGGTGTGCTATCCCGCGGGTAAACCCGTGTGGAACCATTACACTAACTCCGCTTATAGATGGATGAGAATACTCCATTTTGTGAACCAGCTTTAAAAAGATTATTTGTTTCCTTTCGTTTCCACTACCTTTTGAGTAGTACCAATTCAATGTGGATGATTTAAGACTATCAGTCTTTAAGTTGCCGATTACTCTCTATTTACTCATTTTCTTCAAGCCTCGCAGCCTGATTAATTCTTGCGGAATTAGAAACCTTTCGATAGAATCACAGACCTCTTGCGGAGGTATCGTGGCTAAGAACATCTCTTAACTATGTACACACCTTTCATCTGCAACTGGTAAACACTTAAGCTTAATTTTTATTAGATTTTGAAATCGCAATTCAAATTGAGTTTTAGTTTATAGAATTATTCAGGTAGCGGTTTACCACTAGCTCCCCCATCTTTTGAACGAGAGAATACTAAACTACCCGATGCAATATCCCTACTGCGGTTTTTTAAGTCATCTTCAATTATAGGTTTTGGTAAACTCTATAAGAGGATGGTAACAACACCACTTGTACACTATCTTATCTTGCGTCCTTTCGGATGGCTTGATGTTAAGATAACTTTTAAACTGAATACCGCAATGATGTAGAGGGATTAAGTCTACACTTCTTACTGATATTCTATGGGTTATTCTTATTGTTGTTCCCAACTCAGTCGGAGTATCTATACTACCCCAACCATTCCCACTATTCGCCTAAAGTGTTACCCTCAACTACTTTAGCGAGAATGATATCCCACTTGCCTACTCAAGTTATTCTCTCCTTACGGGGAGAGTAACCGCAGATGTATCACTTAATACACCCACTTTATCCTACTTTCGTAGTTTATTTGACCACCATAGGCGGCGGTTGTTTACTTTGTGAGTCGAAACTCACTTTGTAAAGATTTTAATATTTTAAAGAACTTTTCTTTCGGTTTTAATAAATATACGAATAATTTTTTTTATTACCAAATATTTTTAAAACTTTTTTTGTAAATTTGATAACGAGTATCTTTCATCACCTATTGTTTCTCATTTACTTATGTAATATACGAAACATTTTTTAATTTACCAAATTTATTTTCAAAAAACTTTTAAGATGAATGGTATCCGGCTTTTTTAAGAGCTTGAGCCCCTGCACACAATCGGTTTTATTATTTGTTGGCTTCAACCAATCATCTTAAATGTAAGATACGATAATTTTTTCAAACTACCAAATCTTTTTTGTTGCGGTGGGTGGACTCGAACCACCGGCCTTTAGGTTATGAGCCTAACGAGCTACCACTGCTCTACACCACGATATTAAATCAAATATAAGATAAATTTTTCAATCTACCAAATATTTTATAATAAATTTTTAATATTATTATAAATATTGGATTGAATATAATCATTAATTTTTTTAGAAATTTCAATATCCCCATCTTGTGTTAAATGTGATGTTGTATCAACCAATTTCTTTTTGGTTGACCACTTTAACATAGAGTATTGTTCATTTATATTAAAGAAATTTCTTTTTTTAATTTCTTCTAATTGTTTTTTTGTTTCTATTTCAGGCCAATAAATAAATAATATTTTATTACCTGTACTTTCAACATATGTTTTCAATGTATCTATTTTGAATAAAAGATTATTGAATGTTTCATTTTCATCATACACATACTCTAACCAAGTTTTGTACATTTCAGTCAATTTAACATAATCTTCTTTATTTATATCCGTAGGAAATATATGATTGCCACCTTCCATGTAGGTATTTTCCGTTGATATATTAAATATTACTTTATCACTTTCCACATTATATTCGGGTATTGATTGTATATATTTTGGTTGATAATCAATCCATCTATTTACAAAACCATGATACCACCCTATTCTATGTAGATAGGTTAATTGACATATTATTAATGAATTTGTAACATCATTTTTTGAAATACAATCATATATTTTTTTGGTTATGGATTCATTACTTTGACCACACCACGACATATTATATACATCATATCCATATTTATTTTTTAAAATTTCTGGATATGGTGTTGTACCAGTATAAGCCGAATACGAACATCCTGAAACAATTAGTTTATTTGTCATATTTTATTTTTGTGGAGATGACGAGAGTCGAACTCGTGTCTTACTAGAAATCAATAATATCAGCATCTCACATGTTTAGTAAATTTTATCAAAACTTACAAATTAGGCGAGTTTTGATAATTCATCGCCATCATTATTCTAACTCGATTTTGAGTTCAGTTAGTTTCCACTCAATTTCACATTCTATTTAAAGTCCCACGATGTGTGCGGGATTGGTTAGGCTGCTACAGCGTAATCCATACCTACGAACGCCATTAAATCGTTGTAAGTCATTGTAGACTTTTCGTCATTTATTGTTTTGTGTAGTTTTTAAGAGTGTCTAACACTTACCTCTACATGTGATATTACCATTTACATAGCAATCAATTCCAAAGCATCCCCAATATTTCAATGAACTTATCAATTTTTGTTTGATATACTCAAATATACGACAAATATTTGATATTACCAAACTTTTTTAAAGTTTTTTATAACTTATTGATTATCAATGAGTTATGTATTATAAGTATTTATATAGATAAAAAATCGTAATATTATTGAGTTTCCGTATAGTCCCAATTTGTGTCCGAAGGCCTCCATTTTCCATAATCTTCACATTTCCACACTTTTGTAGAATATCTAAAATATGGTATTTGGGTAATATCTGCAGTTCTGCTAGGTTGATAAAATCTAGTCCTATTGTTTGGTTGTGCACAAAATTGACCATTTTCCAATTTAGACACATTATAACATTTATGTTCGTTTGGTGTTTCACTCCACCCACAATCTATTTCATTCGGGTCAGAATGTGATGTATCAATTGTAAATAAATAATCACCACTTACTACCGAATGGTCTTTCATTGTAGTATAGGTTTTAACACCCCTTAAAACCCTTTTTTCAATGACTGATATGTTATATGATAAACAATCCCAAAGTTGTAAAAAGTCCAAAGGAAAGGTCTTATCTGCAAGTTCTAATGGTCTCCAACGGAATGCATGTATAGGTAATTTATCATATACTGCTCCAAATTTGTCAATGTAAGTTTCAAATAGTAATGCACGATTTGGAATTGATTTAACACTTACCCAATGTCCTCTTTCCCATTCACCATCGCCCAAATATTTACCTTTCTCATCTTTTTGAAAATCGTATAAAAATCTCTTATCTACTAAGACTTCTATTGGTGGAATATTTGCAACTAAATAACTCATTAGAATTTCTTCTTTTTGAATATATCCTTTATCTTACCATTCAAACTTTTTTTATAGTGGCCTGAATCTATTACCAAAAATTCACTACCATTTCTATCAATGAATTGCCAATGTGCTTCTTGTAAACCAAACCAATCGTCAATGTGGTCTAATACCTGTTTTGGAGTAAAGTTTGAACAACTATAAATGTCAAATTGAAACATTGGAGGATTTTCATTATCCCACACATGAATTGATGCATGTGATGTTGCAAGTGTTACTGTTCCAGTTATTCCCTCATTACCAGGTTCATTCACATAAACAGATGTAGGGCCTGCAACCACTTTCATTCCAACATTTTGAACCAATTGTGTAAACCATAT